CCGTTACTGAAGAAAGTCAAATAGAAACTGCTATTAGTGGGGTCGAAGGACTTTTAAAAGCTTTTCAAGGAGACATTGATACTGTTAGAAACGAAAAATCGGGTCTGCAAAAACAATTGGACGAATTGAAAAATAAAATCGAGAATCCTAATCCCAATCCTAACTCAAATCCAAAGCCGGAAGATAAGAAAGATGACATGGCGACCATCATTGCAAATGCGGTGAGTGCTGCTGTTAAGCCTCTTTCCGATGAACTCGCTCAGTTTAAGGCTGAGAAGTCACAGGCTACCCGGCAGGAGCAGATTATGGCAAAGGCAAAGGAGTATGGTATTCCCGAAACATTCGCGAAGCGTTATGCGATTCCTGATGATGCAGACTTAGACATTTATTTCAAGGACGCTAAACAGGAACTTGCCAATATCGGCTTTAGTGGTGTGACTCCTCCTGAATCAGCGGAAACAAAGATGGAGAAGGAAGCTGAATCTATTGCGAATATGATTTCGGAAGGAACAAAAACTATTGTTGAATCTAAAAAGTAAAATTTATGGCAGCAGGTACTAAGTATAACTTGACCCCGGAATACAAACCGGAAGAGTTCTACCGTGTTGAGACGGGTGTCAGAAAGAGCGGACCGTGGAAGTTGGATATTACCAACCTTGTAGTAGGCTCTGTTCTTCCTGTATTCACACCTGTACAAGCGGACTTGAAGAAACGGACACTCGTTCCCGTCCGCAATGTGAAAGTGGTTGAAGCTTATACCACAGGAGACTCTAATCTCACCATCAAGGTGGCAAAAGATTCTTTGGCTTATCGGGGTATGTTCATCGGAAGCGGAAAGAAAGGCGCAGAGGTAGCATCTATCGACAAGTCAACCAAGGATTATGATGTATTAACCATCAAAGCGGCTTTCGGAGAAAATATCGCTAAGGATACGGTTCTTTTCGAAGCTACCGCAGTGGGTGGAACAGTGAAGAAGAACACTGCAAACTTCGTTCTTTATGATGCGAAGAAAGTTGAGAGCGATGGAGCGGTTCTCTGCACTCTCTTGATGCAAGCCTATGAGGTAAAGGAAAGCAAGTTGGTTCTTCCGATCCATGAGCTGGATAAGGTAGGATTGACAAGCCGTTTCCAGTTTGAGTATTAATCATTAAAAGTTTAGATATGAATTTGACCATACAAACTTTATTTACAGATCCCAATATCGTTCAGGCGATTATTGACCGTGTCCTCCAGTTGAGACTGGACACAATCTACTGGAAGCAATACGGAGATTTCTTGGAAACTAAAACCCGTGTTTTCAAGACTTATCTTGGGACAGTAACGGGTGTTGTTGCCGGTTCCATTCTGGGTAAGAATGATCAGAAGCCTATTCGTGAAAGACGTAGCCTTGGAAGTGGTTATACTGAAATCGCCTATTTGGGCGACCGTTATCAGATGGATATTGAACGTCTGTCGCAATTGCAAGACATCATTGATAAATTCAATGCTGCCAATACCGCTGACCAGCGTACAATCTTACAGGAAATCATTGATTTTATTGTTGATGATTACCGTCAGATTTTGCTTGCTCCACACAAGCGTATGGATATTATCGTTCCTGAATTGTTGATGACTGGTAAGGCGCAGGTTCATTTGGCCGATAATAAGGAAAACATCGAATTGTTGGACATCGAGCTACCGTTCCACTTCCTTACTCCTGACGCTTCAGCAAAGAATGCATTTATCTCTTACTTGCAGCAGGAGATTCAGAAATTGAAAGCCAAATACGGTGTATTCTCCAAAATGATTATGTCTCGTGGTACGTTTATGAAGAACATTGTAGGGGCTTCTGAGTTCGGTGATAAATTCAAGATGATTCTTGGTGAGCGTGAGTTCATGGTTAATGCAGGGTTGGTGACTGACCAGATGGCATCCAGCGTATTTACTGGAATCGGGCTTCCTGCAATTGAGATCAAAGAGGACTACGTAGAGAATCAGGCGGGCGAGAACGTGCAGATTTACGCCGACAACCGTATCACCCTGTTGCAGACGGACAAGGTGATGAAGATGCGTCACCATAAGCCGTATGTAATGACGGACCCTGTTCCGGGACGTTCTTACAATACTGCTGAAGGTCAGATGTCGGTTTGCAACTATCGTGACGAAGAAGGTCGATACATGGAATACACCGCTGAGTGGATTCCTGAATTTATCTCTCCGAATAAGATTGTGAACTTTGATCTTTCAACGATGAACGCATGACGGTAAACGACTACATACAGCAAAAGTTTCAGACTTTCGGCATCCAGTTGTCGGAGGCTGACCTTTTGGATATGTGTCTGAACTCGAAGATAAGCGGAGAGGATGAGATGAACGAGGATTGCCAAACGCGGGTGTCGGTGGCGATTGCGAAGTTCATCCCCTCTCTTTTACTTCGTGCCACTTCAATCGGTGAAAGCGGTTTTTCTATGTCCTGGAATCTTCAGGGAGTTAAGGATTACTATTCATTCCTGTGCAAACAGTACGGGTTGAAAGATGAACTGAGTAACAAACCTAAATGCACCTTCTTATGATATTTGCTCCACACATATTGCAGGTAAAGGTGATTAAACCGATGGATAAAGATGAGTTCGGGCGACCGATTCCCGGAACAGGTGGTGAAAGCTGGCAAGACGTATGCAAGTGCCGTTGTGATGATAACACTACGAAAGAGTTTTCCTCTGATAACGGCTCTGTATATCGTCCGAATTATCATATAGTATGTGAGAAGAGAATCACTATTAAGGCAGGGCAGGAGGTTCGTTGCATGGATAGTGAGACCGTAAGAGGGCAAGGCGAGGCTTACACGGTGAAGAGTACGAACTACTTTAATTACTCGGAATTATGGATGTAGACTTTGATTTCTCTGATGTCGATGATTTCTTCGATGAAGGAGAATGGGAAGTAGAAAAGAAGATGATTGATGTAGCCGATGAAGCCGTGAAGTACGCGGAGGAACATGGCGATTATCAAGACCACACACTCACTTTGAGAACGTCCAATGATTACGATGTCGATAAAGACGGTTTGACGCTGAAAAACGAAGCGGAATACGCTTCATTCGTGGAATCTAAGGGATTTGATGTTTTAAGTAGTGCCGCTTTATATGCGGAGAAACGATTAAAAGAAGAATTTGAATGATAGTAACCACCGACATAGGAAACATCCTCTACCGGGACTGCAAGGCCTTCGGAATAGACATAGTACCCAACGGGAAAACTCTGACGGGTGAATTGAAGTCCGAAAGAATCGTTATCCATGCGAAGAAACAACAGCCGGGGACTTATTGGAGAAAGTCTTTTGCGGAAGTGAATCTTTGTGTTCCTGATTTAAGCGAGAATGGAGCCAACACCATCCGTTTGAATGAACTCGAAAGAGAAGCCATGAAACGGTTTGATGATGTAGTAAGCACCTATGACGGCACAACCTATCGATATTCTATCGAATCAATCGGTACAGAAGCGGACACAGCTTTGAAGTGTCATTATGTAAATGTGAGAATTTTGTTTAACGTGTTAAATGTGAAATAATATGATAACAGCAGTAGAAATAGACGAACTGTATTATGCAGACCCTATTAAAACGGTTACAACTCCTGCTACCGGATTGTCGGGTGCGGAGGGTGCCGCAATCTTGAAAAATGCAGCAACGAAAAAGGTCCAAAATGTACATGGTGATACATTCCAGTACGAGGAAGCGGAAGCAAGTGTCACTCGTTACAAAAATGCTTTAACTGGCGAATATTACCGTGAAACATCCGAACCGGGTGAAGTGAAAATCAACTTTACTATTGGTGAGTATGACTACAAGACTAAAGAAGATTTGCAAGGTGGAAAAGCCACTGAGAAGAATTGGGAAAGAGGAAAACATAAGACTATCCATAAGTGCGTCATTGGTAAAACTAAAGATGGTGTCTATGTGGTGTTCCCGAAAGCGGCTATCAACGGACGTGGTGCTAATACCGACAAGGCTATCGGATTGGCTGTTTCGGCCGTTCCCCTTTCCACCGGTGTGGATGGTTTGGCTTCTGAGAAATGGTTCGATGAATCTGAGGTAGTTCCATCTGCATAAGAGAGATTTTGGTAATAGATTGTTTTCGGATGGCGGTGGGTGGTTGCTCGCCGCCTTTTTAATTTAAAGATATGAATCAAGCAGCTAAAATAGTGTCTGATGCCCTTTTAGGGATAGATTTTAAAAATGTAGAGATAGGAGGAATGATTTACACTATCAAACCGCCTACTATCAAGGTTATCTGCCGGGCGATAAGCCATTTCTCAAAGATAGGCATGGATGGTAATAATATCATGGAAGCTATCAAGGAACTGCCGGAAGCTACCGGAGATATGCTGAAAGGTATTTCTTGTTTCATCTGTGGTAATGAGGATTTGGTAAAGGCTTTAGAGAACGGGACTTTTGAAGAAGTTAAAGACGCTTTGGAGGTGTGCTTCTCCATGATGGATATATCGGCTTTTCAGTGTGTCAGCTCGATGAGGAACGTGTCGATGCTGGCTGCAAGACCGAAACAGTAGGAAACACAACGCTCTTCGGGCAGATAGCCCATTTGGTTGATACGCTTCATCTGAGTTATACAGAAGTGTTTGAGATTATCCCTTATCGAAATCTGTTGATGATGCAACGAGATAAGTTACACGCAGTATATAGTGGTCAAAAGGTGAATCGAATCAGTGGTAAGGAATTGGCAAATCGTAGAAAAAAGAGATAGGTAAAGAAAAAGCCGGAGAAATCCGGCTTTAGTTACTTATTATTTCATCAATTCTAAGAATTTTTTGTATTCATCATCAT